CGCGCCACCTGGGGCCTGCCCGAGGATCTGAAGGAAGACGGCAAGACGCCCAAGAAGCTGTGGATCCCGCGTGGCTTGGTCATCCCGGTGTTCGCCCCGGGCGAGACGGCAAACCCTGTGCGCATCCGCGTGCGCCGACCCAAGGAACACCTGCGCGAGGGCGACAGCAAATACATCGTGCTGCCAGGATCCACCCGGCACACACTCGTCACCGACCCCGGCGCCAAGGCTTTTGTCGTCGTGGAGGCGGAGCTCGACGCCATGCTCGTGTCCGAGCAGATCGGCCACAAGGCCGGCGGGGTTGCCCTGGGCTCCCTGGCCCACAAGCCCGACGCGGCCACGGACGAGCTGCTCGAGCGCGCCCTGGCCGTGCTTGTGGCCCTGGACTTTGAGCCGGTGGATATGGACGCCGACCCCAAGAAGGCCGTGAACCTTCGCCGTGTGTACGGCTGGTGGACCGAGCGGTACCCACGCGCGGAGCGCTGGCCTGTGCCGCAAGGCAAAGATCCCGGCGATGCCTACCACGAGGGCTGCGACATTGCGGCCTGGGTGACCGCTGGGCTGCCTCCTGTGATGCGTCTTGAGGTGTATCCTGTGGCGACCGTCGGACCATGCGCTGTTGGTGTGGTGGTTGAGGGGTGCGCGCGGCTTGATGTTCCTGCGCACCTGGCCACGGTGGCCGGGCGGCTGGCGCGGCACATGGCTGCCCACGGCATCACCCTGCGCAAGCCGGAGAGCGGGGGCTTGCTGCTGCCCCATGCTGGCGAGGGCACGGCGCAAGGCGCGCTGGAGGAGATCATCTACCTCATCCCCGACGACCTGGCCGCCTGGCTCAGGGACCAGGGGCGGGATGAGGTGACGGCGGAAATATTGGGGGTGGGGCAGTGAACCGGTATTTTTGGTGCTGCATTGATTTTGAAGTGCATATGTATTGGATATACCCATATTTTTTTGAAGTTAACAATTACCTGTGGGTGAGCTTCGCATTTCCTCACGTAATCATTTTTGGGGAGCTTCCTGTATGACCACCGCCACAACCCAGGCCCCCCCCGCGCCCGGCGGCTTCACCAGCATCCAGGATGTTATCCGGTACATCGAAGATGAGGGGTTCGTCGGTACGAAAAGCGTTTACCGCCACAGGAGCGAAGGAAAGCTACGCCCGAATAGCGACGGAATATTCACCCGGGACGCTGTTAAGAGATACGCCGAAACATTCCTGAAGCAAAAGGCGACCGGGCTTAAGAAGAGCGAGAATGCGGCGGTGCAGCAACGCCAGCTTTTGAGCGCGCGCGAGGAACTGCTGCGCGAGCAGACGCTGCTGGCCAGGCGCAAGCGCGAGGTGGAGGAGGGTAAGTGGGTGCTGAAAAACACCGTTGCCCAGGACCTGGCCGCCCGCGCCGTGATGCTCAAGACGGGTTTGAAGCAGCAGGCAACTGGCAGTGTTGGCGAGTGGGTCAGCCTGGTGGGGGGTGATCCGCGCCGCAGCCCCGACCTGCTGCGAGTGGTGCTGGAAGGCCTGGAACGCGTGCTCGACGACTACGCAAGGGCTGACGGCGTGGTGCTGGTGTTCGATGGGCCGGAGGAAGAGGCGGAGGATGAAGGGACACGGGAGATTTTGATCGATGCTATCAAGTCGATGACCACGGAGGCGGGCAGCTAGCTTGCCCGAAAAGTATGGCAGAACAGCGCGAAGCAGAAACCATAATCTTGCTCAAAAAATCAGGCAAGCCCACCGTGAAGCTGGAACTCTTCGCGTCCGAGCAGTGGGCTGACCCCATGGCCGGGCCGGGCGTGCACCGCGTGCGCAAGGGCGGCATCCACGGCGGCAGGTTCGTGCCGGAGGGTCAGTCCGGGCTTGTGTTCTACCACCTCCCCGACGTGCTCTGTATGCTTGGCGCGGAGATCCTGGGCCAGGCCAACCCGCTGGAAAACCAGCCCGCGCCACATCCCCTGCTGCACGAGGGTTCCCGCTGCCGCTGGAAAGCGCCCCTGCCGGACCCAGACCTGGACGCGCTGCCCCACGCCGTGCAGTGCTTCGCCAAGTCCTCGCCCATCCGCGCCTACAGCGGCCAGTGGATGATCTGCATGTCCGGCGGGGTGGGGTGGGTTCCCTGCGCCGAGGTGACGCCGCTCGACCACTACGGCAAGCCCATCCCCTGGCCGCAAGAACAGGAGGCCGGCCAGTGCTCCTGACCCCGCAGCCAGCCGCCCTGGCCCACATCCCCGTCGGCCCCGTGGTGCTGACCCTCCCGGCCTCCATGCGGCCCGAGGGCTGGCCCGTGCGCCGCGAGGTCAAGCTCTACCAGGGCGAGCGCAAGGTATGGAAGTCGCGCCGGGGAATGCGCTGCTCCCGCTGGGCCGCGCAGCACAGAGTGGTCACCATGTCCAGCCGCCCGGGCCCGTGGCGCAACGAGACCACGCCATACCTGACCGGCATCATGGACGCCTCGTGGCACCCGTCCGTGCGCGTGGTCATCTGCTGCAAGCCCCCCCAGGTCGGCATGAGTGAGGCCGTCAACAACTGCATCGGCTACGCCATCGACTGCGACCCGGCGCCCGCCCTGTACGTCTACCCGGACGAGATCACGGCCCGGCACAACTCCACGGCACGCATCCAGAAGATGATCACCGACACCCCGCGCCTGAATGAGTATGCCACGGGCTATCAGGACGACATGGCCACCCTGGAGATCAACCTGCAGCACATGGCCATCTACCTGGCCTGGGCCAGCAGCGCCGCAGGCCTGGCCAACAAGCCCATCAAGTACCTGGTGTTGGACGAGATCGACAAGTACCCGCCGCCGGGGAAAAAAGAGACGTCCCCAATCCTGCTGGCCGAGAAGCGCACCACAACCTATGAGGACGACTACAAGGAATGGAAGATCAGCACGCCCACCATTGAGTCCGGGGCCATTTGGCAGGCGCTCAAGAAAGAAGCGCAGGAGATCTACCACTACTGGGTGCGCTGCCCGCTGTGCGGCTGCTGGCAGCTCATGCGCTTCGGCGGCGAGACGGACGACCCCCGGCCCGGCGGCATCAAGTTCCCGGCGGACGAGCGCAACCCGGAGACCATCCAGGCCAACCGCCTGGCCTGGTACGAGTGCGAGCACTGCCAGGGCCAGTGGACCGACGCCCTGCGGAACAAGGCCGTGCGCTTGGGCGAGTGGCGCGACGAGGAAGGCTATGAGCTCATGGCTAGCCTGAACCTCAAGCGTCCGGCCAAGGTTGGGTTTCACATCTCGGCCTGGATATCGCCCTTTGTCTCGCTGTCCAAATGCGCGGCGCAGTTTTTGCGCGGGCTTGCGGACAAGGTGGAGATGCGCGACTTCATGAACGGCATCAAGGCTGAGCCCTGGGTCGACTTCCACCAGGAACGCACCGAGGAGCGCATCTTGAAACTGCGCGACGAACGGCCAGAGGGCACCGTGCCCGGAGGCGAACGCATCGCCGGGATCACCGCCGGAATCGACACCCAGGACAACGGCTGGCAGTACGAGGTGCGGGCCTGGGGCTACGGGCTGGAGCAGGAGTCCTGGCAGGTGCGCGCCGGGTTCGTCACCACCTTCGAGGCCCTGGACACCGTGCTCTGGGACGAGCCCATCACCGACGCCGAGGGCAACGTGCACGTGGTGGAGCTGGCCGTCATCGACGCCATGGGCCACCAGACTTACGAAGTGTACGAGTGGGCGCGCCGCAACAAGGGCCGCGTGTACCCGTTCAAGGGCGAGGCAAGGATGCGCCAGCCCTTCGACTTCACCCCGCTGGAATACTACCCCACCAAGGGCGGCAAAAAGAAGATCATCCCCGGCGGCTTGCAGCTGCTGCGCGCGGACGTGAACTATTACAAGAACCGTCTGTCCAGCCTGCTCGAGATCGCCCCGGCTGACCCCGGCGCGTGGCATTTGCTGGCCAACTGCACCGAGGCCTGGGCCCGCATGATGACGGCAGAGTTCGTGGGCGACGACAGCCTGTGGCACTGCCCGGACCACAAGCCCAACCACGGCTGGGATTGCAGCGTCTACAACCTTGTTGCGGCGGACGTGCGCAGGATCAAGCACCGGCCCAGGCCGGGGCAGGAAGTGAAACAACAGGTGAAAAAGCCACAGCAACAGCAACAGGCAGGGAGGAGTACAAGATGGTAGCCGAAGCGACGACAAGCAGCACGGCCTTGAGCGGCATGACGGCGATTTGCACCTATGTGGGCAGGAGCGAGAAGACAGTCCTGGACTGGATTAGGCTTGAAGGTCTGCCCGCAAGCAAAATCGGCGGCGTGTGGGAAAGCGACAAGTCGCTCATCGACGACTGGCGCCGCCAGAGGATAGTGGCTGGCGCACGCGACGAGTATTTGCGCGAGCGGGCAAGGTAAGCTTTGCCCCGGTGCTGACTGTGGCTCGCCGCACCTCTTGCGCCAGGCTGTGGATCGGGGATATGAACGAACCGTACAGAGGGGGAGATCATGGAAAGCATATTCGAACCAGGGGAAATTGTGCGCATCAAAGCACTGCTTGACCGGTGCAAAAATTCTGGAAAGACGTTGCAAGAGATCGGCGCAAAGGGTGAAGACCTTGAGCTCATGAGCCGTTTGCGGACCTGGGAAAATTCAACGGGATACTCCATTACCGGATCGATCAAGCTCTGGTCTTTTGAGGCTGAAACATTAATCCCAGCCGGAACCATGATGTACTGGGACAAGGAGCAAGACCGCGCTGTGCCGATGCCCACGCATGAGGCCAGCCTACCACGAAAGGCCTGCGCCAACCTGGACTGCGAGTTCAACAAGGTCACCCTTGAACCTGGGCTGTTCAGGTTTGCCGTCGGTCGACTCGATAGTCTGAACCATCGAGTAATCAACTGCCACGCTTTCAGGCTTGGAAGCGAAAAGATATTGCTGTGTGATGTCTGCGCCGAGAAGGCAAAAGACGGCGTCAACATTCGCTTGAGATAATCCGCCTCAAATCCACCCGCCAAAGCGCGCCGAAGTCCAACCAGATTTCTGGGCGCTTTGCTTTTCAAGCCAGGGGCAAGGTAAGGTCAAGCGGAAAAACTTACCTTGCGCCGGGAATGTTGCCACCCTGGCCCGTAAATATCAGTAAAGTCCAGATTCGCCAAAAACAGGCCTTACGCTGGCCTCCGGTAGCACCAGATTACCGGAGGCACGATGGCGGCATTCACCACATGGACGGCTTTGAAGCAGCAGCTGCTGAGCGATTTCGCCAGCGGCATGCACGCGCAAAAGTCCTATGAATGCGACGGCACCAAAATCACCTTCCGGGATTTCTCCGAGTTCAAGGACATGCTCCTGTTCGTGGAGCAGCGCGCCGCCCTGGAATCCTCGCGTCCGCCCGCCAGGCGCACCTATGCCGGGCAAGGGGGGCGCGGATGCTAGATCGCCTCGCCTTTGCCCTGCGCGTTGCGCAAAAAGCCTTCCGCGCCTCGGGCCGCAGTCCCCAGCAGTTGCGCAAGCGCTACGCCGCCGCCCAGATGGGCCGCCTGGTGGGTGACTGGTTCCCGGTGGGCACGGATGTCAACGCCCTGGTCACAAGGGCCGCGCCTCTGGTGCGTGAACGCACGCGCCAGCTGGTGCGCGACTTTCCGGCCTTTGCCCGCGCGGCCAACGCCCTGACAACCTACGTGGTGGGCGCGGGCATCCAGTTCCAGTCCCGCGTGCTCGGGCCAGACAACAAGCCTCACAAGATTTTCCGCACCCGCATCGAGGACGCGCTCAAGCACTGGATGGACGATGCGGACGTGTCCGGCTCCGCCGCCTTCAGCCAGCACTTCTTCGAGCTCCAGGCCCTGGCCAAGCGCCAGGACGTGGAGCAGGGCGAGTGCTTTGCCGTGTTCCGGCCCCATCACGAAGGGCGCAGGGCCTATCTCGATTCCGGCATCGCACTGTATGAGTCCGAGCGCCTGGCCAGCCTGAACGTCAAGCCCCTGCACGGTAACCTCGTGCACGAGGGCATTGAGTACGACGCGCGCACCGGCTCGCCCCTGGCCTTCCACTTTGTGGAAGACACTCTCATCTACAAGACCGTGCGCGTTCCGGCAGAGGACGTTGTCTTCGGGCTCGACCGCCGCCGCCCGGCCCAGATGCGCGGCATCACCCCGTTCGCCCCGGCGCTCATGCTCGCGCGGGACCTGGCCATGACCATGGACGCAGAGATCGACGCGGCCAAACTGGCCAGCAAATGGTTGGCCGTGGTCAAAACGCCGGACGTCGATAATTTCCAAAAAGACCGCGTCACCCCCGGTGCCGATAACAAGCCGCTGGAGATGCTGGAAAACGCCATCATCGAGTATCTGAACCCCGGCGAGGAAATCAGCATCCAGAGCCACCAGCGCGGCGGCGAAAGCTTTCAGAGCTTCTGCAAGTTCATCATGCGGCTCATCGCCATCACGGCGGACATTCCCTACGAAATCCTCAGCGGCGATTACAACGGCATGGGCTACATCAGCCTGCGCGTTGGCCGCAACGACTTCGCCCAGCAGCTCGCGCCCATCCAATCACGCCACGTGCGCCACTTCTGCCAGCCCATCTTCCGCAAGGTGCTCGACCGCGCCGTGCTGCAGGGCCGCCTGGACCTGCCCGGCTACTGGGCCAACCCTTGGGGCTTTCAGCGCGGCGTGTGGATCTGCCCCGGCATGAAGGAAGTCGACCCCCTGCGCGAGGTCAAGTCCGCCATCGAGCGCATCCGCGCCGGGCTGGGCTCCCCGCAGGAATACATCATGGAGCGCGGCGGCGACCCGGACCAGGTCTTGTCCGACATTTCGGCTTGGAAACAGGCCTGCGCCGAGATGGGGCTCAACTTCGAAGCCATGCTCGGCTCGGTCAAGACGGCCATGGCCAACAACCCCGCCGCAATCTCGCCGGACGACAAGTCGGCCCTGGACCCGCCAGACGACGCCGATGATCCCACGGCTGACGCCGCAACGGAGGAGCTGCAATGAAAGTTCGCAAAATCGACAAAGACGAATTGGTCACACGGTCGCTGCGCCTCCGCGTAAATGCGGAGGGCCGTCCGGAGACCATCAACAAGGACAACCGCACCATTGAGATCACCGTGGCCACAGAGACCGACACTGTGCGCGTCTGGGACTGGGAGCTTGGTTTGGTCCCGGAGATTCTGCTCATGTCCGGTTGCCGCCCTGTGACCCAGGTGCCGCTGCTGGACACCCACAGTCGCGAAAGCGTTTCCAAGGTGCTCGGCAGCGTGCGCGACTTCCGCATCGACGGCGCAGACCAGCTTGGCCTTGCACGCTACTCGAAGGTCAAAGAGGCGGACGACGCCTTTACCAAGACGGACGAGGGGCACCTGACGGACTACTCCGCCGGGTACCGCCCCCTCGCCACCACTTCCGTGGCCGACGGCGAGACCGTCGTCATCGGTGGCCGCAGCTTCACCGGGCCGTGCCTGGTGATCACGGAATGGGAGCTCAAGGAAGTGTCCACCTGCCCCATCGGGGCAGACAACAGGGCCAAGGCCAGGGCCTTGGATTCCAACAACCAGGAGGAAGACATCATGCTCAAGGAGTTCCTGCGCAAGATGCGCGGCGAGCTCGGCCTGCCCGAGGACGCCACCGAGGACCAGGTCCGTGCCGCCATTGTCAAGGCCGCCGAAGACGCCAAGCGCGCTCCTGCTGCGCCCGCCCCGGCCCCTGCGGCTTCTGCCGCTCCCGCCCCCGTCAACCCCGACGAGCTGACCCGCCAGGCCGTGGCCGACGAACGCACCCGCACCGCCGAGATCACCGCTCTGTGCGAGGCCCACGGCTGCCGCGACCTGGCCGCTGAACTGCTCAAGGACGGCACCAGCGTGGCCGAGGCGCAGCGCCAGGTGCTGGGCATTTTGCAGGGCCGCTCTTCCGGCACCCAGGCCCCCGGCTTCCAGGTGGAAGTGACCACCACCGAGCGCGACAAGTTCCGTGCCGCCGCGCAGGATGGCCTGTCCATCCGCCTGGGCCACAAAGTGGAGAATCCCGTGCCCGGCGCCACCGGCCTTGCCTCTTACACCCTGCGCGAAATGTGCCGCGAAAGCCTGGTGCGCGCGGGCCAGCCCGTGCCCGACAACGTGATGGAAATGATCGGACGCGCCATGACCACCAGCGACCTGCCGAACATCCTGGGAAACGTGGCCAACAAGAGCCTCATGGCCGGGTACGAAACCCAGCCGGAGACCTACGAGGCTTGGTGCGACACCAGCGGCTCTCTGGCCGACTTCAAGCTGGCCGACCTGGTGCGCCGTGGCGAGACGAGCGACCTGGAGGAAGTGCGCGAGGACGGCGAGTTCAGGTACGGCAAGACCGCCGACACCAAGGAACAGGCGCGCCTGCTTACCTTCGGCAAGATCATCAAGTTCACCCGCCAGTCCATCCTCAATGACGACCTGGGCGCCCTGTCCGACGTGCCCCGCGACATGGGCGAGGCCGTGCAGCGTTGCCTGGGCGACCTGGCCTATGCGGCGCTGACCGCCAACGCCAACACGGGCGACGGCGTGGCCCTGTTCCACACCTCCAGCCACGCCAACCTGGCCAGCAGCGGCGCCGCCGTCGACGTGACTCCGCTGGGCGCCGGCGTGAAGGCCATGGGCCTGCACAAGGACCTGCTGGGCAAGCGCAGGCTGAACCTGCGGCCCACGTTCTTCCTGGGCCCGCGCAGCATCGAGGGCGTGGCGGAGCAGTTCTTCAAAACCGACAAGATCGGCGGCGTGGCCAACAAGCCCAACCTCGCCAACATCTACTTCGGCGACTACTTCACCCGCGTGTACGACGCCCGCCTGGACGACGACTCGCTCACCGCCTGGTACCTGCTGGGCCCCAAGGGCAGGACCGTGAAGATGTTCTTCTTGAACGGCCAGAAGACGCCTTACATGGAGCAGCGCATGGGCTTCGAGGTCGACGGCATCGAACTCAAGGTGCGCATCGACGCCGCCGCCAAGGCCCTGGACTACCGCCCCTTCTACAAGAACCCCGGCGCGTAAGGCCGCTCATCACTGAGTCTAAAACGCAAGGAGAACCATCATGGCATTCAAAATCCAAAAGGGCGACCGACTGCCCTACACCAACGCCAGCGGCGTGGACATCGCCTCCGGCGATCCCGTGCTTGTGGGCGAGACCTTCGGCGTGGCCGTGGCCAACATCGCCGACGGCGAAGGCGGTACCCTTGACATCAAGGGCGTGTACGAGGTCCGCAAGGCCGCTGGCGAGGCCATCAGCCAGGGCGTCGACCTCTACTGGGACGCCGACGGCGATCCCCAGGGCGCCGTTTCCGGCACCGGCTGCCTCACCGCCACCTCCACGGACAACATCTACGCGGGCAAGGCCTTCGCCGCTGCGGGCTCCACCGCCACCGTCGTCCAGATCAACCTGAACGCGTAAGGACCGGCAATGCAACGGATGATCGGCAACATCTGCGCCACCATCAAGGGCGAACTGCCGCAGCGCAAGCACCCTGTGTTGCTTTGCCTGGGCTCCGGCCCTGGCGGGCAGCAGCAGGCGCAGGAGTTCCTGGCCCACACGCCCGCAGACGTGGCCGCCTGCAACGACGCCATCACCGCCTTCCCCGGCGTGCTGCACCTGGCCGTGAGCCTCCATGCGGAGCTGCTGGAGGGCTGGGTGCAGCGCCGCATGGTTCAGGAGCCCCGGCCTTGCGTGGTCGGGGAAGACCTGGAGCCGGGCGTGGACGTTATGATGAGCATCGACCGGGCCTGCGGCTCCAGCGGCATGTACCTGGCCCTGCTGGGCGGGCTCATGGGCTACGAGCGCATTGTCCTGGCGGGCATCACCCTGGAGCGCGAGAAGGAGCTGGTCTACCGCGACCTCTGGCGCGCCGCCAAAAAGAAGGGCGCCCTAGCGAACGTGGAGACGCTGGCCGCAAGCGGCTGGCTGGCCGAGCTGCTGAAAGCCCGGCCCTGACAGAATCGACACGAGGAACGCCACCTCCCCCTCACAGGCCCGCCCCGGCTTACGCCACTCGGCTGGGGCGGGCCAAACCAAAAGAGGAAGCGATGCAGGAACTATTCGAGCACTTCGGCTTCAAGGCCGCCTGGTCCACCTTCCTCAGCTGCTTCGCCTGGGCGCTTGGCGGCCTGGACGTGGCTGTGCTCGCGTTGTTCATCCTCTATGCCGTGGACTTTGCTTTGGGCCTGCACTTGGCCTGGGTCAGCAGTTCTCTCTCTGCGGCCAAGGCCCGCAAAGGCATGGCCAAATTCGTGCTCTACGTCATCGTCATCGCCTGCGCCCACATGCTTGATCTGGCCATGGCTCGGAGCTTCCCGTTTTTGGCGAACTATGTACGCGACTGCATGGTCATGTTCGTGGCCATCAATGAATTTTTGAGCGTGTGCACGCACCTTGCGGCCATGGGCCTGCGCGTGCCCGAAGGCTTGCAGGTGCGGTTGCGCACCTACCGCGACACCGCCGTCGACAGCGGGGGCATGGTGAGCATTCGGCCATTTGGATCCTTCTCTGATGCGCCGACCCAGCCTTCAGAGCATCCGCAGCCCCGGCAGCCCAGCCCGGCGCAATTCGATGAGCTCGGGGGCGGGCGATGAACAGCAGCGCATGGCCTATTGCCGCAGCCTTTGTGCAGAAATGGGAAGGCGGTTTTGTCGACGATCCCTCTGACCCCGGGGGAGCAACAAACTTCGGAGTGTCCCTGCGTTGGCTCCGCGACATCGGCATCGACGTGGATGGTGACGGCGATGTGGACGCCGACGATGTGCGCGCGCTCAGCCCCGTGCAAGCCTTGGGCTTGTTTCGGCAGCGCTTCTGGGACGCGCTTTCGCTTGATGATGTGCCGGGAGATCCAGCCGTTTGCATCTTCGACGCCGCAGTGAATTGCGGCGCCCGGCGTTCGGTGCTTCTCGCCCAGCAGGTGTGCAACGCCTACACGGGCAACCTCATCGCGGAAGACGGCGTGTTCGGCCCGGGCACTCGCGCCAGGATCCAGAGCATCTGCTACGGCATGCAGGCCGAAGATGCATTCGCTACCAGGCTTCTGGCCAGCCGGGAGCGCTTCTACCACAACCTTGTCGAGGTCAAGCCAGAACTTGGCAAATTCCTCGGGGGTTGGAAGAACCGCGTCAACTCGTTGCGGCAAACGCTGGGGGTGCAGTGATGTTCGGCCTTCCATCTATTCCTTCCATCCCTGGCACCAGCAACCGCACGGCCATCGTGGCCCTTGTGTTCACTGTGGCCCTGCTGCTCACGGCCATCGGCTGCTACCTGTACGGAAGCCACCGGGGCTATGCCGAGGCCGAGGCCCTGGGCAAGGCCGAGCTCAAGACGCTTGAGGCCGATTACGCCAAGGCCAGCGCCAACGCGACCGCAGAGGCCATGCAGGAGACTGCCCGCCTGGCCAAGCGCGGCAACGAGTTGTCCGCCAAGCTCATCACCACCCGCAGCGAGCTGGACCAGGCCCGCGCGGCTATCACCCGGAGGATCAACGATGTTGCGCAGACTGTATCTGCTGCTTGTGTGCTTGGCCCTGAGTATGTCGGCTTGCGCAACGAAGCATTCTACGGACTTCGTTCCCGCGCCGCCGCCAACGCGACTGATCCCAGCGGAGATCAAGGCCGACCCGGTGAAGCCGGACGAGTTCGCGCCGGGCTACCAGAGGGCGCATCCGTAGCCGACTCCCTGACTTGGGAACGGGACATGGGCGACTACGTGCGCAAGCTGGAGGCCGTGAGCGCGGCTAGGCTTAAGCTTTTGGAGGCGTGGGCCCAATGACCATCCTCGCCGACATCGCCGCCATCATCCTGGCCCAGCAGGGCGAGAGCGTGACCTACACGCCCCAGGCCAGCGACCCCGAGGCCGAGGCCGTGGAGCTCCAGGCCGTGGTTTCGCACCATGGCTTCGGCTACGCCCCCGCAAGCTGGCCCGAGGACTTGTTTCGCAACCAGGCCCGGCACGCTGCCGTGCGCCTGCGCGCAGCGGACGTGGCAGCCGAGCCGACCAAAGATGACAGCATCGCCTTGGACGGCCTGACCTACCGCGTGCGCGCGGTCAGCCGCGAGCCCAGGACCGGGCCCGAGGCCATGTGGTGGATATGCCTCTGCGCCTGCGATCAGCGGGGGAAGTACTGATGGCCGACCTCGTCCCCATGGTGAACATCAAGGGCCGTGACTACCGGTTCTACGCCTCCGGCGGCACCTTGTTCGAGATCAACGACGCCGTGGCGCCGTACATGGCCATGCTGGCCAGAAATTTTCCGGGCGAGGTCAACAAGGCCCTAGGCTCCCTGGGCTACCACCTGCGCAAGACCATGCGCGAGGCCATGCGCGCGGGCGGCGTGGGCGGCAGCTGGCCCAAGCACGCGGGCATCAAGAGGCTCAACCGCAAAATCGGCGACCGCGCATGGCGCACGCGCTCGGCCAACCCGCACGACGGATTGTTCGGCCACCTGTACATGGCCATAGGCTACCGGCGCAACCAGGCCAACATGCGCGTCCAGATCGGCTTTTTGTCCCGGCGGTCTTCGCACCTGGCGGAAAAGCTCCAGTCCGGGTTCGAGACGCCCATCACCGCCAAGATGCGCCGCCTGTACAGCGTGCGCGGGCTCAAGCTTTCGAAAAAGCGGGCCGTTGTCACGCCCGCCCGCCCGCTGGTGGGCCCGGTGTTCCAGCTCACGCGGCACACCTATGAGCCATTCATCGAGGCGCGCGTGCTCAAGTACCTGAACAACGCCAGGACATTCGTCAAGGTCGCCTAGGCCCCAAGCCCGGCTCAATCGGAGAAACGCATGGCAACAGACTACGACATCGCCGACGCCTGGGCCCAGGCCCTGGAAGCCGACACGGAGCTGACGGCCTTTTGCGTGTCGCGCTTTGGCAAGGCCCCGCAAGTCATGCTCGGGGTCGGCTTTGGCAATGCCCTGGGCGAGAACGACACGCCCTACATCATGGTCATTCCCCTGCGCAACCAGGACGGCTTCGAGGAAGAGCTGGCCGTGCCCGAGGTGGTTCTCTCCATCGGCGTGGTCGACACCACCAGCGAGACTTTTGGCACGCGCGGCATCAGGGCTCGCGGCTACAAGAGCCTCGACTTGTTCGAGGGGCTGATCTTGAGCGTTTTGAAAGACACGGACTATGCCCCCTCCCGTTGGGAAGGGGAAAACGACCAGCCGGGCGAGTATTTCTTCATCAGGCACATCCGCTACGCATGCGACATTCCCCGCACCATTTAAAACGCGGGCCAACAGGAGGACACCATGACTCAGGCCAAAGGCTACCAGGGCAAAACCGTCATCGACTTTGAGACCAGCTTCGGCGTCGTGCCGTCCGCTGGCTCGCGCAAGGGCTACAGCATCCCCTTCATGTCCAACACCTTGGCCGCAACGGTCGGCCTCACCAAGGACGAAACCCTGACCGGCAGGCGAGATCCTGTGGAGCCGGGCCAGGGCAATGTGGACGTGCCAGGCTCGCTCAAGGTGCCGGTGGACGCCCACAACTACGGCCTGCACCTGCGCAGCATGTTCGGCCTGCCCACCACCGTTGTGGTGGCCTCCCTGCTGCTGAACGCAGCCGCCGCCGTGAACAAAGGCGGCGGTAAGGTGGGCCTGCCCTGCACGGCCCATGGCCTGGCCAGCGGCGCCCCGGTGGTCATCGTGGGTTCCACCAACTACGACGGAGCCTATTTGCTCGACCGCACCACCAGCACAAACGAGCTGGTCATCGCCGCCACCTACACGGCGGAAACCTTCGCGGGTGATGAAACCGTGAGCCTGGCCCGCCAGGTGGTCATCGACGGCGTTGTGCGCCTGGCTGGCGGGGGCAAGGTCGGCCTGCCCGCCGTCGCCCACGGTCTGCCCGTCGGCGCGCGCATCGTTGTGGACGGAACCACCAACTACGACGCCACCTACACCGTGCTGCGCGGCACCAGCGCCAACGAGCTGCTAGTAACGGCCACCAACACGGCGGAAACCGTCTCCGACGCCACCGCCACGGCGGCCTTCTACGACCATGTTTTCAAGGTGGGCGATACCATGCCCAGCATCCTTGCGGAAAAGGCTTTCCCGGCCATCCCTGTCTACTACATTGATCGCGGACTCAAAGTGTCCAAGCTGGACCTGAGCTTCGGTGGAGAGGGCGTGCTGTCCAGCACCATGATCTTTGTGGGCGCGGGCGAAGACGACGACACCACTCAGTATGATGCCGCCGCTGTAGAGCTGCCTATCGTGAAGTTTAATCAGAAAGACGTTTCCCTTACCGAGGGCGGCGTGGCCTATTCCAACAGAGTCAAGACCGTCAGCCTCTCTCTGGACTTCGGCCTGGAGACGGACACCTACACCCTGAACACGCCGGACAAGGCGGGCGAGCGCGGAGACATCACTGAAGGCCTGCTCGGCCTGGAGGGCAACCTGGAGGCGCTGTTCACCGGCACCGACCTGGTGGACAAGGCCATCGACAACACCACCAGCAGCCTGGCCGTGCTGGCCTCGAATAAGGGCTACGAGCTGGAGGTCACCTTGGAGGAACTCAAGTACGAGCGCACCACCCCCCCCATCGACGGCCCCAAGGGCGTGCTGGAGCGCCACAAGTTCATGCCCTTCTACGCCAGCGGCGCGGCCAATTCGTCCGTTGTCGTCCGCCTGCGCAACGAAATGTACAGCCTGGAGCAGTAGCCATGAGCACAACTCCCATCAAGATCACGCTGCCCGTGAGCGGGCAGGAAGTCGAACTCAAGGCCCTGAGCTGGGAAGAGTCCGAGAAGCACCTGGCAGCCGAGAATGCAAAGCTGGATTCCGGGTACATGAAGGGCTTCTTGACCACCCACTACGGCAAAAAGACGTGGGACGCCGTTTCCAAGGCTCGCCCTGATGTTTTTGAGCTGTACAACCAGACCATCAATTACACCTTTGGCGGCCCCGGCGCCGTAAAAAACTCCACGCCGTCTGGGCCTGGCGCACCGACCCAGACCGAGTAGAGTACTGCGCCGCCTGCCGGGAAACCGGCGGCGGCGGGCAAGAGTGCGCAGAGTGTCCGCAGATGCAGGGTGCTCCAAAGCTGGCGCAGGGGAACAAGCCAGCCTGGAAGCTCTGGACCAGCTGCAGCACCCAGTGGCGTGTGGGCATGGGCGGTGCGGTTGGGCTGGATTACCTGGCCGTGGAAATGGTGGCCAAGACCTTGGGGATACGCATGGACCGACCGATGCTCGAAAAGCTCCAGGCTTTGGAACACGCTCAGCTCGACCGCTGGGCCGAAACCGCCCAACGCGAACGGGAAAGGGCGCGCAATGGCCGCTGAAACACAGATCATCATCAGCGCGCGCGACCTGGCCAGCGCCACCATGCTGGGCGTGGGCAAGAACGCCCAGAGCCTTGGCCAGCAGGTCAACATGGTGGGCCGAAACGCCCAGGAAGCGCTCAAGCCCGTGCGCGAGCTGTTCCAGGAGCGCATCGGCAACAACCTGAACGAGACCGCCCTGTCCGCCTCGCTGAACAACATCGGCAAGGCGGCGGGCATGTCCCGCGTGGAGCTGGGCCGCCTGCACATGCAGCACGGCGACACCGTCACCGGGCTCAAGATGATTGGCTCCGCAGCCATGCCCGTGGTCGGCGGCGTCACGGCCGTTGGCGCGGCCATGATCTACGCGGGCAAGGCCAGCTTCGACGCCACAGTGGAGAACACCCGCCTGGCCAAGAGCTACCTGTCCATAGAGGGCGGGGCGGCAGCGGCCACGGCTCAGCTCAAGTTCATCTACGACGAGTCCGTGCGCCTGGGCATGCAGTACCAGCAGACTGCCGCCTCGGCCAAAAACTTCTTCGCCTCCGGCAAGGGCACCACCTTGGAAGGCGAGATGAACAAGATTTTCTCCGCCGTGTCCGAGGCTGGCGCCGCGCTGAACATGAGCCAGGATGACATCAACGGCGTGTTCCGCGCCCTGGGCCAGATGATGAGCAAGGGCAAGGTCCAGGCCGAGGAACTGCGCGGCCAGTTGGGCGAGCGCTTGCCCGGAGCCTTCACCCTGTCGGCCAAGGCCATGGGCCTCACCACCGCCGAGCTGGACAAGATGCTGGAGCAGGGCCAGGTGCTGGCCGACGACCTGCTGCCAAAGCTGGCCGACGTGCTGCACAACAAGTACGGCAAGGCCGCCGAGGAGGCGGCCAAGGCCTCCGACGCCGGGGCCCAGGCCGTGAACAGCATGTCCACGGAGTGGGAGCTTTTCAAGGCCGGGTTCATGGACACGGACTTGGTCGTCAGCGCCATCCGGCGCGTCACCAGCGCCCTGCGCGAGCAGAACGAAATGATGGTGCTCGACAGGATGCAGAAGGCAGGCATCAAGGCCGACCTGACCTCCGGCATGGGCGCTCTGGGCACCAACCCCCGTTATCTCAAAAACTACGGCTACACCGATAAGCAGATCCAGGCTTTCAAGGAATACGGCACGGACGACATGGAGGCCATCAACCGCATGGTCCGGGCCCAGCAGGAAAAGTCGCGCCAGGACTATGAGGACATCAGCCTGGAGAAGACCCTGGGCAAGGCCGGGTCGCTTAGCAAGGGCTTTTTGTCCGGCACCAAGGAAAGCCAGCGGCAGAAGATCGTCGACGACAGCTCCGCCGCCTTGAAGGCCCTGGAGGAAGCCCGCGATAAGGACGCCGCCCATGCCGAGCGCTGGAGCGAGAAGATCCAGGCCGTGCACGCGGAAACAGCGCGCAAGCTGGCCGCCCTGAACAAGCAGGAGGACACCAAGGCCCGCAAGGAGCAGAGCGACTACGCCAAGGCCGTGGACTCCGCCACCGCGCACATCCGCGAGCTCAGCGCCTCGGAAGAAGAACTTTCCGCAGTCAAGATCGAAAACAAATACGCCAACATTCGCAAGGAGCTGGGCGCGGCCAACCCGCTGTACCGCGAGCTCATCAGCCTGGAGCAGCGGCACGCGGACCTGGCCTCGGCCCGCAAGGTGGCCGATGAACGCGAGGGCGCGCTCAAGAAAGACCTGCAAGCCCGCGTGGAGTTCGACAAGGCCTACCGCGCCAGCACCATGAGCGAGTCCGCCTTCAAGACCGCGCAGATCGAGGCCCAGGCCGAGGCCTGGAAAAGCGCCGGCGCGGATGAGGTCAAGGTGGGCCAGTGGGTGGAGCGGGAGAAGATGAAGGCCTCCCGCGAGTGGCAGGACGGGGCCAAGCTGTCCTTTGACGCCTATGTGGACAACGCGACCAACGCCGCAAAAGTTGCGGGCGATGCCATGACCTCCGGCCTCAAGGGCATGGAGGACGGCCTGTACGACTTCTTCATGACCGGCGAGATCGGCTGGACCAAGTTTGGCAACATGATCCAGAGCACCATGGCCAGGGCCCTGGCTCAGGACGTGATGGGGCAGAGCGCCAGCTATATTCGAAGCACCGGGTTCATGGGCGACATCAGCGAATTTTTCGGCTTCGGGGGCAGTTCCTTGGCCAGTGAAGGCTACAGCTCTTCCCAGGTGGATTCGGCTGTCAATTCTCTTGAAGCGAGCATCCTCGGCGGGCGTGCCAGCGGCGGCGGCGTCAGCTCCGGGCGCTGGCTGGTGGGGGAGGATGGCCCGGAGATTCTGGAGATGAACGGCAACGGCTACGTGTACAACGCCGCCCAAACCCAGGCCATGCTTTCCGGCTCTGGCGGCGGCGGCTCCGTCAATGTGGCCATCAACAACAGTTACGACTTTCGCGGGGCGGACAGCGGCACCGAGGCTCGCCTGCGCCGCTACGTGGACGAAATGTCGCGCCAGACGGTGAAGGACGCCACAGCCGCAGTGGAGGCCAAGGCCCGCCGAGGCGGCAGCTACGCCAAGAGCCTGGCCGGGAGGCCCCAATGAGCGTGACCCCCATCGCCTGGCCCACGCTCACGGTGCGGCCCAGCAACTTTACCTGGCACCTGCTGCCCCATAGCCAGACGTGGACCAGCCCTTTGAACGGCAGCAGCCAGACCCAGGAACTGCCCGGCGCGCGCTGGATATGCAAGCTGCCCTACCGCAAAATGCGCGAGGACGACTGGCGGCCCTGGACAGCGTTTGTGGCGCGGCTGCGCGGCGCTGCCGGGCGTTTCTACCTATCGCCCCTGCACGCCCTGCCCGCGCGCGGCGTGGCCACGGGCACGCCCGTAGTGGCCGGGGCGGGGCAAACAGGAGCCAGCCTGACCACCAGCGGCTGGACGAACAGCACCGCGCTGATCCTGCGCGCAGGCGACTACTTCCACGTGGCCACGGCCAACGGGCGCGAACTCAAGATCGTCACCGCCGACGTCAACAGCAGCGGTACCGGAACGGCAACCATCACTTTTGAGCCGCCACTGCGGGGGATCCCGGCCAATGGCGCGGCCCTTGAAGTCACAGCGCCCACAACGGTGATGCGGCTCTCCGACGACAGCCAGGGCCAGCTGGATTGGTCCGGCGTGCGCTACCACGACACGTCCATTGAATGCGTGGAGGCCTGGCTGTGAGCGGACGCGAAATCACCGCAGAAACAGCCGCCGCCGCCCAGGCAGAGGTGGTGCGCCTGGTGGCCCTGGCCCGGTTAGACTTCGACACCGGCACCCTGCGTTGCACCAGCGCACCGTACGACATGCTGTGGGACGAGCTGGACACCGGCGAGCCTGAGACCTTCATCACCACCCTTGGCCTGGGCAAGGTCAGCGGGGTGGAGGAGGGCGCGGAGCAGCAGGCCTACAACGTCACTGTGAGCATGAGCGGCATCCAGGCCGAGAGCGTGAGCCTGGTGCTGAGCGAAAACCCCCAGGGCCGCCCGGCGTGGATCTGGGTGGCGTTCCTGGACGCGGAACACCAGATCATCCCGGACCCGGTGCTGGTGTTCGCGGGCCGCATGGACACCCTGGCCCTGGACTACGGCGACAGCTCCGAGGTGGCCCTGACGATCGAAAGCCGCCTGGCCGACTGGGCGCGGGCGCGCGGAGGGCGCTACACCGACGCCGAGCAGCAGAGCCGCTGTCCAGGCGACAAGTTTTTCGAGTTCGTAGCCCCGGCCACGGACAAGGAACTCACCTGGGGGCGGTCATGAGCGTGCAGCGCCGCCACGACTGGGCCTCGCGCCTTGTGGCCCAGGTGGAGGCCGCACGGCAACGGCCCTTTGCCTGGGGCGGGGCGGACTGCTGCCTTACCGCCTGCGACATGGTCCAGGCTATGACGGGCGTGGACCCTGCCGCGCACTTTCGCGGGCGGTACAAAACCAAGGCCGGGGCCTTTCGCGCGCTCAAGGCTTTTGCCGGTGGCGGCCTGGAAGAAACCGCCCAGCGCATCACCACCGGTCTTGCTATGCCAGAAGTGCCGCCCCTGGCCGCCCAGCGCGGCGATGTCTGCCTGGTGGAGACCTTGCAGGGCCCGGCCCTGGGCATCTGCCTCGGCGCGCAGGTGGCCGTGCAGGGGCCGCTCGGCCTAGCCCTGCTGCCCATGCATCAGGCGTTGCGCGCCTGGAGGGTGTAGCCATGGGTGGAGCTGTTGTCGCCGCCATTTCTCTTGTGGCCAGCGCAGGTACAGCGGCCTTGTTGCCAGCAGGCATAGGCGCATTCGCATCCACAATGATCTCCGGTGCCGTTGGCATGGGCATCAGTACACTCGGCGGTGCGCTATTGGGCGGGGGAGCGAAGTCGAAGGCACCAAGCTTTGGAACTGAGGCCCAGGACCGCAAGTTGATGCTACGCAGCAGCGTGGAAAGCCGCAAAATCCCATACGGCCTGGTCAAGGTCAGCGGCCCCCTGGCGCTCAAGGCTACCACGGGCGACACCAAGGAATACCTTCACCTTGCCGTGCCCATGTCCACGCGCGAGGTGGCCGAGATCGGCGATGTCTGGTTCGACGACACGCTGAGCACGGACTCGCGAATTTCCGGCTTCAACCGCGTCAAAAAGCACCTGGGCGCGCCCAGCCAGGAGGCGGACACGGACCTCGTGGCCGAGGTGCCGGGCTGGACCGTGCAGCACCGGGGCCGGGGCATCGCCTACCTCTACCCCCGCGCCAAGTACGACTCCACGGCCTGGCCCAACAGCATCAAGAGCGTGCTGGGCCTGGTGCGCGGTGTGTATATCTATGACCCACGCGCCGCCACCATCGCCATCACCAGCAGCACGGCTGCGTCTCCGGCTGTCATCACCACCGGCACGGCGCATGGCCTGAGCGTGGGCGACTGGGTCTTCGTGCGCGGTCACAGCGCGGCGCTGTCTAAGTTTTATGTGGTGGGCACGGCACCGACAGCAACCACCCTGACGCTGCTCTATCCCGTCTTCGGCGAAGAAGCCGTCGCTCTGTCCGAGGGCGGCACGGGCGGCACGCTGGCCAAGATGACATGGAGCCACAACGCGGCGCTGTGCATCCTGGACTACCTGCTCTGGACCGATGGCCTGAACGCCAACGAGGACGAGGTGCACTGGGAGTCCTGGATCGCCAGCGCCAATGTGTGCGAGGAGCAGGTGGAACTGGGCGCAGCAGCCACGCTGACGGCCAACGCCGGGACCGATGTCGTCACCCTGTCCGAGCCCGTGCCCTGGGCCACGGGCCTTTCCGTGCGGCTCACCAGCACGGGCGCGCTGCCTGCGCCCCTGGCCGTGGACACCACCTATTACTGGATACGGCTATCTGCCACCACGGGCAAGCTGGCGGCAACCAGCGAGGACGCGGGCTACGGCCTGGGCATCGACCTTACCGACGCAGGCAGCGGCACCCACACGCTGTCCTGCGCGCTCACGGCCACGGTGGACGCCACGGCGGACACGGTGACCGCTTCCGGCCCGGTCTACTGGCACACGGGCGACGGCGTGCGCTTCCTCTCCGGCACGCCGCCCACGGGCCTGAGCCTGGGCACCACCTACTTCTGGATCCGCACGGGCGACAGCGCAGGCAAGCTGGCCTCGTCCTTTGCTCTGGCCATGGCCGGCACAGCCCTGGACCTGGCCGACGCCGGAACCGGGCTGACAATCGCCAGGGTGAGCCAGCCGCGCTACACCTGCAACGGCGTGGTGGACCTGGCCAAGAAGCCCATCGACATCATCGAGCAGCTCTTGACCTCTTGCCTCGGCGTCATGCCCTACCTGCAAGGCAAGTACCGCCTGCACGCGGCCTGCGCTGGCGTTCCGCTCGACCGCGCCCTTACCGAGTCCGATTTGCGCGACACCCTCAAAATCAGGCCCCGGCCTCCCAAGCGTGAGCTGTACAATGCCGTGCGCGGAACGTTCGTGGACCCGGCCCAGCTCTGGCAGCCCACGGACTTCGTGCCGCAGCTGAGCGCAGGGTACGAGGCGCGCGACGGCGGCGAGCGCATCTACAAGGACAAGGAGCTGCCGTTCACAACCGACGGCGTCATGGCCCAGCGCCTGGCCAGGATTGACCTGGCCCGCGCCGACCAGGGCATCACCGTGGACTACCCGGCCAATCTCGCGGCCCTGCCCATCGCCTTGTGGGACGTGGTGCCGCTGTCCATCGCCAACCTTGGCTGGGTGCGCAAGTCCTTCCGCGTGCTGGGCTGGACTCTGTCCGAGCAGGGCGGCGTCGACCTGGTGTTGCAGGAGGAGGCCCCGGAGGTCTACGACTGGAGCCCGGATGAAGGCTCCCAGGCCGACCCCGCGCCCAACACGCTGTTGGCCAACCCCTGGGACGTGGCCGCGCCCACAGCGCTGACGCTCGCCAGCGGCACGGACGTGCTGGCCATCCGGGGCGATGGCACGGTGCAGACCCGGCTCAAGTGCACGTGGACCGCCCCGGCAGACGCCTTTGTGCTCTCCGGCGGGCACATCGAGATCCAGCAGAAGAAAAGCGCGGACGCCTCCTGGCTGCCCGCTCTGACCCAGCCCGGAGCGGACACCGAGGCCTACCTGCTCGACGTGGAGGACGGCGCCGCCTACGACGTGCGCCTGCGCGCGGTCAACGGCCTGGGTGCTGTAAGCTCCTGGCTGTCCGTCACCGGCCATGTGGTGCTGGGCAAGAGCCAGCCGCCCAGCGACGTGGCCTCGTTCTCCGTGCAACAGAACGGTGCTGTCTGCACCTTCCAGTGGCCTGCGGTTTCGGACATGGACCTGTCCGGCTACGAAATGCGTTTCGGCCCTCGTGGCTCTTTCGTCTGGGACACGGCCAGCCTTATCACCCGCGCCACGCGTGGCACGCTCATCACCAACTCGGCCCTGCCGCCCGGGAACTGGACCGTCGGCATCAAGGCCCAGGACAGCAGCGGCAACTACAGCGCCAACGCAACGACCTTCGACATCACCACCGTGAGCCAGTCCAACGTCATCGTGAGCCAGCAGCAGAATCCTACCTGGCCGGGCGCCCTCACGGGCCTGGTCAGGCATTACACAGGCGTGCTGCTCATGGACTCCCAGGGCGTTGCTGTGGACGACGGCTGGGACACTTTCGACAAATTCTGCCCGGTCCCGGCGGAGGCCAGCCACTACGAGACGCCTGAGCAGGATTGCGGGTTTGACTCGCCCAGCGCGCGGGTCTGGGGCACGTCTGCCGGGTTTGCCGGGCCGGGTGAGGCCGCAGCGCCAGGTCTGTCGCTCCAGGTGGCCACCAAGCCCTCCGGCGGCGAATATAGCACCTTTGTGCCCTGGATGGGCGGCACCATCGGTGACCGCTATTTCAAAGGCCGCGTTGTGCTCGACCCGGCCCCCGGTTCGGGCGCGCTTGAAGCCTCCACCCTGACAGCGGACGGCGAGCCCTGGACCCAGCAGGGTACGGCGGTCATCGCTGTCGGCGGCACCACCATCACCTTCCCCCAGGCTTTCCATTCGACGCCGACCCCAAACGTGTCCGCCAGCGGGAACCAGTCCCTCAATGGGGTTTGGTCGAACCTGACTTCAACCTCGATGCTTGTAAAAATCTACGACACCAGCGGCACGGACATAGGCGGCACCTGCGCCTGGTCCGTGACCGGAACATAGGAGGCGACCATGCCCACCGCAAAGCCCATCAAGACAGACGTCAACACGCAAACCAGCGTGCAGTACAAGGCCAACCTGGACGCGAACAGCAATGTCGATGCGCGGCTCTCCTGGGCCTTTGCCCCCCATGCCCAGGACACGCCGAACATGACCGTGGCTCTTGCGGCCGGGGCTATCCTGTCCGGCACCACGCTCACCGAGGTTGCGGCGCAGAGCACCACGACCATCACCGCTCCGGTGACCAACCCGCGCATCGACCGCGTGGTCATCGACAGCGTGACCGGGGCTGTGAGCGTTGTTGAGGGCGACGAGGCGGCAGAGCCGGAAGCTCCGGCCATCCCTGCGGGCAAGCTGCCTGTGGCCCGAGTTCTGCTGGCCACGGACACCACGGCCATCACCAACGCGGACTTGACCGACGAGCGCGTGGGCGGGTCCGGAGGCGTGCAGATCGGCAGCATCGCCGACCCGAGCGCGGAAGAGGCGGCCAGCACCCTGGACGTGGCCACCGCCATCGCGGCCATACCCACGGCAGACGCCTTTGCTCGCGACATGGCGCTCTATGAGGCATTTCGCAACTGGCGGCAGGACAGCAAGTCCAGCGGCCCTATCCCCTCGGGGTATCTGTGGACATTCCAAAGTGACGAACTGGCGACCAAGACGAATGCCACATACGACGCCTCGGGAAAGCAATACACAAACCAAAGTATTATTTCCGTGACGTCCGGCGCCAGTGCCGTAGGGACATTTGGATCAAGCTGCACAACCGTTGATAAAGGTATTACCGCTTGCCCAAATGGTTCAACCATCACCGTCATCGGGTGTTATTGCGCTTCTTCGGCAAGCCTTGCCGTAAAGGTTTTGAAGTTTGTCTCCGGATCAACCTGGAACGTCGTCCACAGCGAAAGCTTTTCCCACCCTGGCGGGGGGTATGCGGACAAGACGTTGAGCACTCCCTACGCTGTCCCTAACGATGGGAAAACATACCGTATCGGCATCTATGGCCCCTCAAGCACAACATCTTATGCGAGTGGGAGTGCGGACCTTTATTATGGTGATGCAACAGGAAACGGCGTGGCATTTGTTTTGAATGACAACCGCCCGTTCATGTCGCGGTACACATATAGATCCGGTGCGCAAAGCATAACCTTGAAGCCGACGGCCATTACCGTTGGCGCGGCCCCGGCAAGCGCGCTGATCGATATCCTGCACGCTCCCACCGACGCTGTGACGCTGAACACCGACCTCAAGGCGCGCGTGAGTTTTGACGGCGGGAGCACTTGGAGCGGCTACGTCACGTTGGAGCAGGTTTGCGAGTTTTCCAGCGGTGTTTATCTGCTCAAGGGTCTTGTGGATACCACCGGAATGACCCCCGGCACGTCCGTTCTCTGGGAAATCACAACCGACAACGCCAAGGCTCAGGCCGCGCGCGGTGTGGCGCTGGTTTTGAGCTAGGAGGGCGCGATGTACACCCGAATTGTTGACGGCCTGACCACGACGCCGACAGAGTCTCTGCCCGTTCTTGGGCCCAAGGAATGCGCGCTGGTCGTGGAGTGTTGCGCGGAGGTTCAGGCGGGCTGGCCGTTCGTCGGCGGGGAGATTGTGGAGCCAGGCCCGGACGCGGTGATGGAAGCGGCGATCCTGGACATCGTCGCCAGCTATGACCTCAAGCGAAAAGGACTCAAGGACCGCATGGCCGTTGCGCTGCTCCAGGATGGAGAAAACGAAGCGGCTATTCGTGCTGCGCTGGCTGCTGAATGGCAGCAGGCCAACGCTGATGAAGAATTGGAAATCTTTTCACTGCTAGGAGGATAGTATGCTGTACTGCCCCAAGTGCTCGGCCCCCGGCCCGTTCACCCAGGAAGGTCTTTCTCCGCTGCTCATCCGTCTTGGGTTCTACATCTGCGTGTCGTGCCTGGGCCTTGTGCGCCCGGTGAACGGCGCGCCTGCCGCTTCCGTGGCGCAGACTGAGGCCCAGGCCGAGACGCCCCAGGAGTAGCCCGTGGCTGACATCTGCGACAATGCCCAGGCCGTGGAGCTGCTGCTCCGGGCCGAGGCCCTGGACCGCGCCCGCCTGCGTCCTGCAGGCCCGGGCCCGGTCTACATTGACGGCGTGGCCTGTTGCCGCACGTGTCAGGAGCCCATCTGCTCAGCCAGGCTCAAGGCCGTTCCCGGGTGCTGTCAGTGCCGGGAATGTCAGGAAGAGGCGGAGGGGAGCTGAAAGAGAAGGCCCCGGGGTGCCGGGGCCTTGGAGTTCAGCCCAACGGTATCCAGCCTTTCGCGTTCGGCTCCGGGTGCGGTATGCCCAGCTCGTCCAGGTGGTCGAACAGCCGTTTAATCTTTTCCGGGTTCGCCAAGCCGTCCCAGTTGCCTTGCAAGCAAGGTGTGCAGATGTAGGCACGTAGGCGCTCAATCCAGCGCCCGTCGTAGCGGTTGTGGCCAAAGTGGAAATCTCGCTGGCACAGCAGGCATGTCTCGAAATGCTCAGGCGTTCCCACCACTACTTCCCCTTCATTTCCGGCTTCAGTTCCTTCCCTTCCTTGGCCTTGCCCTTTATCTCGTCCCGCGCGGCCTCCAGCGCCACATAGCGTGCGCTGGTGCTGGGGTGGGTGCTGCCCATGGTGATGGCGCCGGGGTTCTCCACGGCCATACGCCGCCACAGGTCGGCCACGTTCTCGATGTCGTAGCCCGCCCGGGCGGTAAAGTAGAGCCCCACGTAGTCGGCCTCGTGCTCAAACTCCTGGCTGTACAGCTGCTGGCCGATCTGGCCCCCGGTGTTTGGGTTCACCCCGGTCAGGATGGCTATGGGCAGGTCGAACAGCAGCATGCCAAGCAGGGCGTTGCCCGTCTTGGCCTTGATGTGGCCCTCGGTGTTATGGGCCATCTCGTGCCCCAGGATCGCGGCCAGTTCGTCGTCGGTCTGCACAAACTTCATCATCCCGGTCATGACCGTGATCTTGCTGCCGTCGGCAAAGGCGTTGATCATGTTGTCGGTCTTGAGAAACACATCGTAGGCGCAAACCTTGGCCGGGGGCACGCTCAGCTCGTGGCGCAGGCCTGCGCGCTCCACGGCCATGGGGATTGATGATCCGCTGGCAAGGGCCTTATCCAGGTGCTCCAGGGCGTGCTTCTTGTTTTTGACTTCCTGCCCGGCCACGGACAACAGCACGTCGCCACGCTGCACGCCGGCGGCCTCTGCCGGGCCGCCCCTGGTGATGATGTACACGGTGGGCCGCGCCTGGATGCCCAGCGCATTCTGGATGATCTCGCGCTGATCCTTGGGGTAGTCCTCGGCCTCGGCCAGATTCAGGCCTAGGCGATACGCTGTGTGCTCCCCGCACAGGTCCACGTTTTTGGAGCGGATGGCCCAGGCCACGCGGTCCATGCGGTCCAGCTTGGCCATATACTCGCGCACGGCCAGCTCCTGCTGCTTCTTGGCCTCGGCTTCCACCAGGCCGCCCTGCACCTGCGGCAGGTTGCGCTGCGGGGCACAGGCGGTAAGCAGAGTCAGGAGCAGGGCAAGGAGCGCTGGGGCAATGCTGGTGCGGCGCATGGTGTCCTCCTGTGAGAAAATTTAGGCGTCGGGAAGGGTGGACAAAAAGCGCTTCACCTCAGCTTCGGGGAAGCCGTGAGCCGCGAGGTAGCCTCTGGCCATGACCTTGTCGGACTTGCCGTCGTATGCCTTGAGCATGCTCGCGTAGACCTTGGCGATCTTGTCCTGTGTGGGTTGCTGGGGCGGCACGTCGCGCCCGCAGTGCTTGCAGACTATGGCCTCGCACTTGATCTCTTCGGCGCAGAAAGGGCAGGTGCAGTTGATGGGGGCGGAGAATACGTCGCGTTGAGCTGGGTCACGCTCCAGTTCCTTGGCCGGCGCGGCAGGAGAAAAGCCGACCATCAAAAGGGCAATGGGGCCAAGCAACAGGCCCAGCAGGAACCATGCGCCGGAGCTTTTGTTTTTCTGCCTGGCTACGTAGGATGCCGCGAAACCGCAGATGATCCAGAGGATAAAAAATTCCATGATCCGGCTCGCTTTGCCAGAGTATTTCAGGGCTTGTCCGCATACAGCGTGGCCGCGCACTGGCCGCAAAAGCCCCGGCCAAAAAAGCAGGCTGCCTCTCTCGCGCTTTTTTCTTCGTAGCATTGGCCATTAAAGGGGACAAGCTCTTTGATATCAACCTTGCCGCACAGGGTCGTTTGTGCCGTGGGGGCGCAATTGCCGCGCCCATCGGCCTTGGCGCTGACGATGTGCAGGTTTTCAATGTGCTGCGTCGAGGCGGGATTCTTCTGATAGATCATGAAACGCACGGCCTGGGCCTTGGTCCATTGCTCGAATGTGTGCATGAGTCCGCCTCTGTCTTGTGAGTATTCACTCACGCCTCTGGAACGCATAAACCTCTAGTTTCGCCCGCGCCAAGCCGTCACCCAGGCCGCTGCCGGGGATTAGACGGTATCGTCCCCGGCAGCCTGCTTCGTCGCAGGATAGTCTGCCGGTTCTTCCGCCGCCTTGGCCTCACATGGTGCGGGCTCGCGCACGGAGTAGCCCCCTTGGGCCTTGGTCCATTTGGCTATCTCGCCCTCCAGCATGACCTTGGCCGAGCGCATGATTTCCAACTCGCCCACGCCGGATTCACCCAGCAGCCGAGCCAGCTCGTCGATGCGTACAGCAACTGGGTTGCAGACTCTCGCCGCCGGGCTGGCGGCCTTCGGGAACATCTCTCCTTCGCCAGTTAGCAGCCAATGGGCATCAATGCCATAGCCCTGCACCCAAGCGGCCAGGGTCTTTTGGTTGGGAAGCCTGCCGTTACGGAGATACCCTGTTATCGTTTGGGCTGAAATAGATGCAGAGTCCGCCAAATCTTTTTGGTCGACTTTTAGCCTGTCAATAACAAGCTGTAATCTTTCGCTAAATACTGAAATCATATTTTTAACAAAAAACTCCGAGAAATTGTTGACGACTACGAGTTTTTATAATAGACCTCTTCTTAACGCTTCCCACGAACTTTCCCACTGGGAACAGGAGATTTCGAATGCAGCAATTACACGCAAATCGGTTGACCCGTCAACAAAGGCTCAAGGTGTGGGCTATCGAAAACAGCTTTGACTACACCGCCCTGGTGCAGGAGTCGGGAATCAGCAAGCAGGCCGTAAGCCGCATGCTTATCCACCAAGATACTATCCCCGCGAGCTTCCGCGACCTTTGCTTGAACCAGGGCATCCCTGCCGACCTCTTGCCCCCGCCCACGCGGCCCAAGGCCGAGCTGCTGCGCGAGAACCAGGAGCTGCGCGCGCGCCTGGCCAAATACGAGCCCCAGGCTCAGGCCAGCTGAGCGGTCATGATCAGCCGGTACGAATTTTCGCACGCCCTGGCAAGATAAGTTTTGAGGGAGAACCTGACCATGAACCACACAAACTACCTGAACATGTCCCTCCACGACGCCCTGCATCACGCCCGCATCATGTCCGGAAAGTCGGAAGACGAAATCGGCGCTGCGATGCGCTGGAACCCGGGCAACACCGGTCGCCTGTTTGGCCAGGGCAGCTACTGGCCGACCTTGCCGAACATCCCCAGGCTGTGCGTGGTGCTGGGCAACACTGTGCTGCTCGACTGGCTCCAGGCCCAGGCAGAGGCTGGCGGCGTGCAGTACGACTTCGACGCCATGGACTGCGAGACCCTGCTCATGAGCCTGGGCAAGATGTTCCGCGAGCTCGGCGATGTTGCCCTGGCCGGGGAACGCGCCGTGGCCGACAGGCACATCGACGCCGTGGAGGCCAAGCTGCTTACTTGCAAGCTCCAGAGGCTGTGCGCCACTGTGGTGCGCGCCATAAGCGGCATGCGGCCCATCGTTACTGCGGGCCAGGCCGAAGAGTAAGGAGGTTCCCATGCCCCAGACCTACGCCACCAGCGAAATGAGCCCCTACGCCCTGCTGGGCGCCGTGGATCTGTTGCTGCGCGAGGTGCAGCGCAGGCCGGAGGTGGAGCGGGCCGACAAAACCGCCTGCATGCTGCTGGGCCTGGATGTCAACGAGCTGCGCCGCAAGTACATGCCCAAGCCCGCCCGTGTGCCCCTGGGCGCGCAGTACACCATGCTGGCAGGAGCCCCGGAAGCCGAGCAGGCCGCTCTGCTGGGTCAGGCCGGGTAGGAGAAAATCATATGTCGGATAAGAGAAAGACATGGATGGCCTGGATAATGTGGGGCGATAACAATCCCACACCGACAACAAACCCAAAATCGAACAAAAGCAAGGGAGGTCACATGCTCGGCAAGAAAGCGAAAGACAAGGTACAGGGTTCGAAGGCATCATCACTGCGGAGATCACCTATCTTTACGGCTGCAACCAGTTCGGCATCACGCCCGAGGCCAAGGACGGCAAGATCAACGACACCTGCTGGTTCGACGAAGGCCGCGTGGAGATCATTGGCGAGGGTGTCAGCCCCGCGAGCGTCCAGGGCGACAAGCCCGGCGGTCCCAGCATGGGTCCCAGGCGCTACTAGTCCTTCTCTCCCACCGCCTCGGGCCCCGGGGCGGCAATGAGGGAAGGACCACCACCAGGAGGCACCATGCACGCGACAGCAAGCTACCAGCAGCCCAGGGCGCGCACCCGCGCCAGCATCAGCACCGAGGCGATCATCCGCGCCACGCTTTTGGCTCTGGCCTTGGTGGCCGTGGCCTACTTCGTGTCTGAGATCCGCGAGCACACCCGGCAGACGGACCAGCAGGCGCTGGCGGGAGTGCGGTGATGGACATCACGCTCTTCAACTGCCCCACCTACAACGCCAGGCTGACGGCCAAGGGCTGCGCGGACATGCGCAAGCGCCCGCTGCTCACCGACAAGACCGAACCTTTGGAGAGCGGCAAGGAGCGCATGCACCGGCACCCCAGCTGCAACGACGACTGCCCGCACCTGCTGGCGCAGCGTGTTGGGTCCAAGACCGCCTGGCAGCTCATCAGGGAGGGCACCGGCTGCGACACACAGGACCAGGTGGCCAAGAAGATCGGCACCTACCAGTCCAAGGTGTCGCAGTTTCTGGTCAAGCTCGCCAAGGGCATCACCCCCACCGGGCGCGAGTGGGGCCGTCTGCTCGAAATCACCAAGCTCATGCCGGAGGAGCTGTTGCTCGCCGCGCGCGCCAACAATATTTCCGTCAAGCCTTCCACACCCTCTCTGCACGCCGCGCCTTCCTCCCCGCCCCAGCCGTCCGGCCCGGACCTTCCCATGACCACCGGGCCGGACGGCCCCTCAGACACCGCAGAGCCCATGCCCGGCCAGGCGCCGCCAGTCATTGTGCACGGCGACAAGGTGCCGCCGACCATGATGGGCACCGACCCTGCCGACGCGCTCATCAACACCGAACAGGCCCAGGAGCTGCGCGACAGCGCAGAGAGCCCGGCAGCCTGTGGTGGGTTTGTGAACATTGTCCTTGGCCGAGTGGGAGAAACGCCTTCCGAGCAGACCTTGCACCCCGGCACCATGGCTTTGGGCGCTGTGGCAGGGGCCACCCTCGCCTCCATCGTGGGCGGCATGATCGCCACCGAGGTGGAGGAAGCGATGGAAGAGCACAAGGAAGCCCCTGACCTCTCCGGCTGGGAGTTCTACGACAGCAAGAACAAGCCCCTGGACCCGGCCATCTGGGTCACCAAAGACAACCACCTGTGCATCAACGCCGACGCAGTGGGTCTGCACAAGCTGGGAGAGCACACCCACGCGCGCCTTGGCCTGCACAAGTCCTCGGGCAAGGTCTGCATCATGCCGACCTACGAGGGCCACGGCGCTCTGTCCTTGCAGCGTGGCAAGGGCCGTGGGTGCCGGTATGTGAGCGCCAAGGGCTTTCTCGACCGCTACAGCCTGAACCCCGCGCGCAGCAAGCCCTTTCCCGTCACCGGCGGGCCCAGCGGCATGCTGATTGTCAGCATCGAACCACAGGCCGAAGAGGCCATGAAGGAGGCGTCATGATCCAGCCCGACAGCTTTTACGCGCGGAGACACAAGAACCGTGAGCCGCGCGGGTGTTTTCCCAGGAGCCCCCGGCATTGCCGGAATCACGGCGACGGCGTGTGCTGTTCCTACTTCCTGCGCCCCGGATCCGGCCTGCTGACCCGCGAGCAGACCGAGGCCAAGCGCACCGCCAAGGCCAGGGGGTAGGCCATGAAGCTCTTCCGCGTGCAAATGGAGCTGGACATCGTTGTCGCTGCCGAGGATGAAGCCCAGGCCATGCGGGATGCCCCTGACTTTGCCCAGGAAGCCCACCACGAGATTGACGTGCTTGGCGCAGAAGAGGTGAAGAGGCGTCGCGACCTTCCGTCCGGCTACAGCCCTCACGCTTTCGCCTACACGACTGCTGGCAAAGATATCGTAATCGACTCTCTTTTGGAGGACTAGCCATGGGACCGGAACGCGGAATGAACGTTGCCGAGCTGGTTGAGGAGTTGAGCAAGCTGCCCCAGCACATGGACGTCCGGCTCGAAGTCGCTGAGGACGAGGACGTGCCCTTGTCGGCGGACAACATCCAGAAAAGCGTGATCAGGCAGCAGGTCATCATCGCGCCTGTGGCTATGGATCTGGCCGACATCGACCGCGACAAGACCAGAACGATGGTGCCGCCCAAGCCCAAGGCCGCGCCCTGCGACACGCCGAAGGCCAAGGCCCACGACGGGCAAGAGCACCTGGAGGTGCATTCTGTGGTATTCTGCCGCGAGTGCCGCCGGGTGTTCATCCCCGGCAAGGAGACGCGAGCCGACAGCATTATGCCCTGTGGGCACGAGCCCGATGTCTGGATGGTCGGTAAGTGTATCGTGAGCGACAATGAGGACTCGCAGTTCGTTGAGTGGATGCGTTCCAACGGCGAGTTGGACGATGCACTGCAGGAACTTGAAGTGGCTGGCGGTCATTATGACCCCAGCGAATGCGGCCAGGGTCGTTTGATCCTGCCCGAGAGGTAAGCCATGCGCATCACCCCCATTCCCGACCGCAGCGCCGAGCAGCCCGCCGAGCCGTGCGCCAGGCACGAAGTCGCCGCCGTGTTCATCGTGCGCGCCAACGTCTGCGAGGGCACCACAGCGGCGCACCTCATTGAGTACGTGTCCGCGCACCTGGCCAACCGCGAGCCGGATCTGCACGAGGACGTCTTTGACGAGTTGGAAGGCGCCACCATGGACGTGACCGGGCAGGAAGTCCGCGATGAGCTCGCGCCCGCGCTGTTCGGCCAGGACGAAGGCAAGGAGCAAGCGGCATGAGCCATAGGCATCAGGAGCATTGTCCGAACTGCGACAGTGTGTATATCGGCGATTTTTGCCCGTACTGTGTTATCCGCGACTACATTACAGCTGCGAGGGATGACGACGCCAAGCTCAGGAATGCAGAAGCCGAGATTGACCAACTCCGCGCCCAGGTCACCAGCCTGCAGGAGCACAACAACCGCGAGGTGGAGCGCAGGCGCAAGGCGGAGGCCGCCCTGGCAGCCGCACAAAAAGAACTGGGCAATTACGCCAAACACTGCGCCAAACTGGAACACCAGTTAGCAGAAGAGTTCTTGGTGGAGTCCCCAGACCTTAAGGCCATACTGCTGGTATTGGAACAGTTGCGCCGCGCCAAGCTCAAGTACCCGCACTTTGCTGACGACCTGGACCAGGCCCTTGACGTGCTGGACAGGGAGCGCGACGAGCTCGCCGCAGCAGTCCTCAAGGATGACATCGACGGACTGCACGGAGTCATTGCCGAGGCCGCCCAGGTCGGAGCTGTTGCCTTGCGCATCATCGAGATGGCGCTTGCCATGCAGACTGCGGAGGTGCCCGCATGAGGCCCTTACCACTTACCACCGAAATGGCCCTGGCGGCTATCCTGGGCCGCAAGACGGAGACGAGAAGGCCGCTGAGTCCGCAGCCGGATTGGTCGTCTGAGGTCCGGCACACGCGCCTGGATGGCATGATCTGGCCCATTGGCTCGATGGGCCAGCAGTGCGGCATGGCCCTTCCGCTTTCCAGGCTCCCCTTCGGCCTGCCCGGACAGCGCCTCTGGTTGCGTGAGCCGGGCCGCGTGGTGGACATAAGCCAGAGCGCAGAAGAGTCCGTGCATTTCACCGTTGAGTACCTTGCCGACAAGGCGCGGTGCGGCCTTCACCTCCCGGAGCGGTTCGACCCGCAGGAAACAAACGTGTGGCCGTCCTGGGTCAAGGAGGGCCACGGCATCCCCAACGGCATCTTCCGCGAGGCCGCGAGGTTCAAGACGGTCGTGACGGCGGCGCGCGTCGAGCGGTTGTGGGACATCACCGAGGCCGGGGCCAAGGCCGAAGGCTTCGAGAGCCGCGAGGCATTTCTCTGCGCCTGGGATGGCATCTACGGCAAGCGCCCCGGACTGCGGCAGGTACTAAACCCGTGGGTCAGCGTGACTTCGTGGGACAAGATGGTGCCCGCATGACCGCCGGTAAATTCTTCATCTGCATTTGCGTTGCCCTCTACGCACTTGGGGCGTGGATGGCTTTCCGGGACGGCAAGGTTTACTGGCCTGCGATTATTATGATGGGCGGCGCCAGTATCCTTGGTCTGGTCACCGGCAGCGCGGCACGGTTCGCGTTGGACTTCTTGAGGGGGCAGCCATGACCTCCCCCTACATCAACGTGGACCTCTACTGCGGCGGCGGCGGGGCATCCGAGGGATTCCGGATGGCCACCGGGCGCGACCCGGACGTGGCGGTGAACCACGACCCCAAGGCCATCGCCATGCACCAGGCCAACCACCCCGGCACCCTGCACATCTGCCAGGACATGTGGACGTGCCCGCCGCGCTGGGCCACCATCGGCTTTATTGTCGCCCTGGCCGCGCAACCGTTTTGGATCTGCGCCACATGGCGCGCACGGCCCAGGCAATGGGGCATGTTCGCCATGGCCTGCTGGTACACGCTGGTTTGGGGGTATGGCGCTTGGACGCAATGGGGGAGCAGTTGGTGAACATGAAAGAAGGTGGAAACCACCTCTCGGCCTTTATCGAGAGTGTGGTCAAACAAGCCATTGACGCGGCTATCCGGGACGGTCGTTTGCAGCCCGCCGCAGCCAAACCTTATGGCGTGGATAAGAAGACCTTGACTACCAAAGAGGTCTCGAAGCGTTACGGCGTGGCCGAGGGCACCTTGGCGGACTGGCGCCGTGAATCAAAGGGTCCGGCCTGGACCAAGCCGGGCAAGCAGGTGCTGTACCGTGTGCAGGATGTCGACGCGTTTTTTGCGAGGAATGTGGTCAGGACTCTGGAGTCGGATCGCCTTGCAGGGTCTGCCCGATGATGGGCAGCAACTTCTTTTGGTGGCCGGGGATCAAATGAGCATACCTCTCTGTCATGGCGATGCTCTTATGGCGCATGGCCTCTTTCAGCTCCAGCAGGGTCACCTGGCCGCTCTGAGCCAGCCAGCTGGCAAAGGTGTGCCGCCAGGTATGGAACCACACCTTGTGGCGAGGGTCGGTCACGCCTTCGTTGAACTTGAGCCTGGCAACGGCGCGCTCAAAGCTCTTGGGGATGCCCCAGGAGAGTTCGCCGCCGTTTTTGGCCTGGAAGACCAGCGAGCCCGGCTTGCGCTTGTAGGCCAGGAGCATCTCGATGATGTCCTCGGTGGCGTGGACGAACTCCCGGTCACCGTCCTTGCCGGTGAAGTGGATCAGGCCGGCGTCCTTGTCGATGTCTTGCCTGCGGATGGAGAATATCTCCGTCGACCGCAAGCCGGTCTTGAGGGAGAGCAGGCTCATGTCGTGAACCAGCGCGCTCGTCTTGGCCAGCTCGGCCAGCAAATTCCTGGCTTCCTCCGGGCTGAAGTACCGCACGCCATCGTTTTGCACTCTGGGCATCTTCCACTTGCTGTCTTTCTTTGTGGCCAGTGGGTTGGTGCCGGAATACCTGCTCTCGCTGATGGCGTGGTAGATGCAGCGTCGAATGAAGCTGAAGCAGTGTTTGACGCTCCCTGGAGCGAGTCTCTTAAGGAGCTTGGCCTTGAGCTGGCTGAGCATGTGGGTGGTAATGGATGCGACGGGCACGGCGTCCAGGTCGGCCTTGAGCCCGGTCTGGTACCGACTCATCTCAATGTCGATGCCCTTGCCCTCGGCCCTGGCCCAGTCCGAGTAGAGCATGACGGCATCGCCCACAGTGTAGCTGCGCCGCAGGGCAGGGGACTTGCCCTGGGCAACCTGGCCGAGCAGCTCCTGCCTCTTGGCGATGGCATAGCGTTCGGTGATGCCCTCGCTCATCCAGCCCACTGTGTGCCAGTGACCTTTCTTCTGGGCGTCAATGTACCACACCACAAAAGCCCGGTCAGGCTTGCCAGAGTGCACCCTGGCGCTGCTCTCTCGGTAGTAGACGCCGACATGCTTTGTTCGTATGAATTTGCGCGCTGCGGTCAT